GATAACGGTCATCCGCTCACAGCTGGGGTTCAACGAAGACCATCAACTGACGATCCCGGAGTTGTGCTGGTGGCTGGTGATAAACAATCTGGCGCACGTAATCCCTGAATCGCTGGCCCGTAAAGCCCTGCGATTGCCGGAAATAAAGCATCAACCAGTGACGAAGGAGAGCGATATTGTGCCGGAGCCAGCGGCGAGCGAAGTGGTGCAGAAAAAGATTCTCGGTCTTCGCGTAGATCCTGAAACGCCGGAATCATTCATGCTGCGACCAAAACGCCGCCGCTGGGTAAACGAGAGCTGGACGCGCTGGGTTAAGTCCCAGCAGTGTGTCTGCTGTAACAAACCAGCAGATGATCCCCATCACCTGATAGGCCACGGACAAGGTGGAATGGGAACAAAAGCGCATGACCTGTTTGTGTTGCCGCTTTGCAGAGCGCATCACGACGAGTTGCACGCTGACACCGTGGCATTTGAGGAGAAGCACGGCTCACAGCTGGAGCTGCTGTTTCGATTTCTGGATCGTTCGCTGGCAATTGGCGTGCTGGCATAGTGGAGAACGCATAATGATTAACCCGTCCGAGGTTGGAAAAGCTGGTGAAATGGTCAGGCTGAAAACGCTGGAGGCCATCTGGATTCAAGGGAAGCTGCGCATGTGGGGCCGCTGGTCTTACATCGGCGGCGGTAGTGGCGGCAATATGTTTAACCAGTTACTGGCTTCCGGGAAAGTCACTAAAACAGCCATCAACGAAGCATTACGCCGGATGAAGAAGTCTGGCATCTCGAAGCCAGAGCTTGAGGCATTTTTTCGTGAAATACTCGCGGGGAAAAACAAAAGCGGCCTGGCCTTCTGTACAGACGATGAAGGACTGCTGATTGATAAGGTACTGGGGGCAGTCCTTATTACAGGTGGTCACAAAGAGCTGTATCACCTGCTGGTGGAGCATTACCGGTTACGGAAGAGCAAACGCCGCATAGCGGAAGAGCTCTATGAAAAGCATCCCGACTGGTGCTTTATGACCTGTAGACGCAGAGTTGATATGTGGCTTAGTTTGGCAGAATGGATGCTGTACGCACCAATGTGTGACGCATTCGGCACAAATGGCGACAGATTTTACTTGCAAAGTGAGCCAGAAACTGCTTGAATTGTGATAGGCTCGGGACGTTAAAGCGAACTGAGCAGCATGAAATAAATTAAAGGCCCAAGGCTAACCCCCTTGGGCTTTGTCATTTCTGCACTCCGGTCAGGGCTCTTGGGTAGAGACGTGCTGCACGATACGTTAAAGCCCTCTGCGCAGAGCCCTGAACCAGATTGCTGGTTTAGCTCAGAAGGTAGAGCGCCTGCCTTGTAAGCAGGATGTCAGCGGTTCGATTCCGTCAACCATCACCAGAACGGCAGAGGGGCCAGCGTCTGAAGCGAATCCCTATCACAATGCGTAACTTATCTAGGGGAAGCTATGCAGCAACCATATTTTTTTAACCCGGGCATGACCACTCAACAGCTTGAAGACTGGCTTGGGCAACAGAAAATCTATCTTGCCCACTTCAACCGTCTGATAGCAGAAAAAGCCGCTCTTGAGGAGCGGCTGAGTCAGATCTCTGCGGAGATTGGGCGAGTCGCTACTGGTAGCTTTGAAGGAATGCTGAGTTTTCCCTGGGATCCCAGTCCTCTTGTGGAAAATCCTCAACAGGATAGTGGCCAGTCGGCAGATTGAGTGACGCCAGGACAGCGGCAGCATCTTCTGACATATAACTGGGCTTTAGTTGACTGGCAATGATAAAGAGACAGTCGTTTAGCGAGAGTCTTCTAATCTCTTCAGGTTTCCACTTGGTCATTTCGAAGATAAGGTGATGAAGAGCCTTATCGTTATCAAGATAATAATAATCCGATGAAAAATGTTTCCTGTACTCATCGAGAATACATTCAAGAGTGAATATTTGTCCTATTCGGTACCAAACCTGTCTGGTTCTGTAACTGTGTGAGTCTGCCAGTAATGTTTGGGGGAAGTTGTTATTTTGGCAAACCCGTGACTTGATTACCTGTAAAAGGTCTGAGTACTTACTCATATTATGCACCAGTTGATGTTTTAATCATTTGCGAATCAATTTTATCAAAGAGAAAAATAAGCCGCTACACGCTGATAACATCAGGCTGGACGGTTATGGTGAGCCGATACCTCAGACAAGCAGAGTATTGAAACCTGAAAGACTGAATGTTAAATTTCTGGTGTGGTGAATCCCCCTATGCGGAGGGGCGACCAGTCAGTTACAGAACCTGTAAATGCAGCGCGGGCCATGCCGACTGGGGCATGCTCACCGGGAGGCACCCGGCACCACGCAATGCCACTAAGCTATTTGGTAGTGGGGATGTCGTTTCGGCTTCTCCAGCTATGTTTAAAAGGCAGTAACGGAAAAAGCGAGCGCTCGCCTGGTAAATCGGTAGCTCGGACTATTAGGTACGTCTCGATCCGGTACAGAATCAGTATTGCCTACATTTCTGCCCGTTCCTCTGAGCGGGCTTTTTTTCGTCTGATTAAGGCACTTCAACTAACCAAAAACATTTAAGGGCTGCGCTAATACGTGGCCTTTTTCATTTCAGGCTCACGGGAACCATCATAGATACGGCTCGTTGTTAAATCAGCCCGATGGGCCTGCCACCTTTATTCACACAGCACCCCGTTAACCCGGAGGTGAAACTATGGCAAAGCATATGCAAGACAAAGAGAGCATGGCCGGAATCACCTGGCTGGCTCTGCTGATCATTGCTGGTTGGGGCGGCCTTGTCCGATTCCTGATGGATGTGAAGCAGGGCAAAGCAAAATGGAGCTGGATAAATGCTTTTGCGCAAATTGTGGTTTCGGCTTTTACCGGGGTCATTGGTGGGCTCATCAGCATTGAAGGTGGGCTGAGTATTTACATGATACTGGCCACTGCCGGTATCAGTGGTGCTATGGGTTCCGTAGCGCTCACGTATTTCTGGGAACGAATCACCGGAGTGAAAGCACAATGACAGCAGACCAGATTATCGAGGGGATCCTCGGCAAGGAGGGTGGTTATGTCGATCATCCGTCGGATAAAGGCGGGCCGACCCGCTGGGGCATCACGCAGACCACCGCCCGTGCACATGGCTACACCGGTGATATGCGGAACCTGCCCAGGGAAACAGCAAAGCAAATCCTGCTGAGCGATTACTGGACCGGCCCCCGGTTTGACCAGGTGGCAGCTCTATCTACGTTACTGGCAGATGAGCTTTGCGACACTGGCGTGAACATGGGGCCATCTGTAGCCAGTAAGTTTTTCCAGCGCTGGCTGACCGCAATGAATATGCGCGGAAAGCTGTATCCCGATCTGATTCCGGATGGCGCCATTGGTCCCCGAACCATCACCGCGCTTAAGGGATACCTTTCCGCCCGCGGGAAAGAGGGTGAACAGGTTCTGTTGCGTGCGCTGAACTGCAGCCAGGGTGCCAGATACCTCGAACTGGCGGAGGGCCGCGAAGCCAACGAGGATTTTCTCTACGGCTGGGTTAAGGAGCGTGTCCTGTGAAGATGATCATTTTCGCTTTGCTTGTGCTGGTGGCTGTGCTCGTTCTGTTACTTCTGCGCAAATATACCCGGCTGGAGTTCGTAGGGCATGCCAGCTTGCTGCTGAAAACGTGGTCTGTAAAGCTGGGAGCTATCGGCGCGCTGGTTGGTGTATGGGCGCAGTCGTTCCCGGATGCTGCGCTGCACGCCTGGGCGGAGCTGCCGCCGGATATCAAAAACATCCTGCCGCCAAACATCGTTGCGTTGATTAGCCCTGCGCTGGTGGTGCTGGCCGTACTATCGCAATACGTACGCCAGCCAGCATTGAAAGAAAAGGCCGACGAACTGAAGGAGCAGCAATGAGCTTTGAAATTATCGCGGGACTGGTGGTCGTTATCCTGAGCGCTATCGCTGGCGCGTTTGGCATCGGTCATGCTCGCGGAACAAGTAAGGCGGAAGCCAAAGCCGAACAGCAGCGTACCGAAGAAAACGCCGCTGCTACTGTCGCCGCGGCAGAACGCCGTGCTGAAGTCACGAAAGGGGCCTGTGATGTACAGGAAGACGTTAAGCGTATGGGCGATGACGATGTTGATCGCGAGCTGCGCGAAAGATTTACCCGCCCCAGTAGTCGTTGATACGGCCTGCAGCTGGGTGCGGATCATCTACCTGACTGACCACGATATCGACGTGCTGGATAAGCAGACCAAGCGTGACATCCTGGCGCAAAACAAATCAGTGCAGGCTAACTGCCCGCAACTAACCGGCAGGGTTACGCGATGACCAAGGCAAAGAATATTGAATTTCGACTGAGCAAACTTGAGAAAGGGCCAGACGAGAACGTTCTGGCCATCATGGAGATAAGGTCGAGAGCTATTGCAGGTAGCTTGCTGAAGCAGATTTCCTGCCAGGCGTTGAAAGATCGATAATGTCATTGAAGATTGCCTTGTAGGCTTTATTTAACTTCTCAACTGTTTTCGGGGTGATATCACTCGTAGGCGGCGCGTCGATACCATCCATTAATTCTATTTCAGCAAATTTTTTCAAAACCTGAAGGACACTCTCTTTTTGTTCTTCAGGCATCGTTTGCACAATAAAAGCAACAACGTTTCTCAGCGCCAGGAGTTGAGCATGAGTTACAAAGTAATGATCGATCATATTTTCATTCCTGTTCTGTTGAGCTCGGCGATTTAACAGTATAGCGGAGAAATGTTGCCCGCTACTCTGTGGCAACTTTCAATCGTGATGACTGGCAATAGCGGGACTTTTTATGCCCGGAACGGAGTATCTATGAAAGAACGAAAACTCGTAATTGAAATTCATGACAACGCCATTGATTCAGTAATCGAAAAGGTTCGCCTGCTCAAAGAAGAACTGAGAAGCCTCAGCCTGCCGATCAACATCTCTGACGCAGTGCCGGCAGCATTAAAGCCAGAAGAGGAAAGGAACACGCAGGATGCCCGAAGCGTATTCCTTAGCAACCTTGATGCCGAAATTATTCAGGCTTGGTCATCATTGATAGCGCTTTTGAATACACGTCTTGACGCGACCTCCTTCGACTAGGAGCTGCTGCTGGTTTAAGGGTGTTTAGTTCATTCACGGCCTTTGTGATTTAACCCTCACTTTACTGACGCTATCTGATGGCATCTCGCTGAAGAGGCAAGATATAGCGATAGATAGTACCTCGGTCTCACCTTTGAGTGATTCCAGCTCCTCGACGATTTTCTGGAAAAGTTTCTGATTATCAACAGACATAAAAGCTCCTTATTTTGCTGTGTGGAAACTCAAAGATAAGCGAGCGTAACTTTTTGTAACATCCTGATATTCGATCAGTGCCGCTACCGTGCGGCTTCGATAATGCTCCCCACATCGCACAGAGGTAACACATGGCAGAGATCACTTCAGCTCAACAGATTCGAATGAACTTGCTTGCAATGCTGGGCTATGACACAGCCGCAGCGAAAGAAGCCATTCAGTTCGTTCAGGACGACGATCTCAAGTATCAAATGTTCGTCCAGCAATACAACCGTGTCACGACTGAGAACACCTACGTGGCTAAGGCCATGAAAGCAATTCAGGAGTCTACTGAAGCGCTGACGCTGTTTGATACCAGCACAGAAGCGAGCGGCTAAGGCACAGGCTATTTTATAAAGCTCTGAAAATGGTGTCGGTAAAGCATCATTGGCAGAGTTTTATGTAAGTTTTTATTGAGTGCTGTCTCGCGATTTTCGGGGCTTTATCACTGATACCCAGCAGATTGTACTGTATGAGCTATTTACCTTAAGGAGAGTCCATGAAATTTCAGCTTGCTAAGCTTTACCGTGGGGATAGCTTCTGTGGCTTCGGTATCGCTGTTAACGGTCAACTACTCGATAGACTGGCATCTGTCATAATTAATACCGAGCCAAATATAATTCCCACGGCAACCGCTGTATTCAATCTGGATAAAAGCACCGTTGAAAACCAGGTGGTAATTAATCTTGATGACCCTGTCGCTCGAATTAATTTTGAAAGTAAACCTTCGGATGAAGTATTCGAAAAAATTAAAAATGCAGCATATGAAGGCGCTGAGAAAGGCTACCGGAATGCAGTAAAAAGCCTTCGCTGAGAGGTTCTATGGCTTCTGATTCACCGTGGCATAGCCTATACAACACTAAGCGGTGGTACCGTCTTCGCTACCACCAACTACAAAAGCAACCACTATGTGAGTTTCATCTCCGCCGTAACCAGGTGGTATCTGCTTGCATTGTTGATCACATCAAACCTCACAAGGGCGATGAAACCCTATTCCACGACCCGGACAATCTTCAGTCGCTATGCAAGCGCTGCCACGACTCGGTTAAGCAACGAATGGAGAAGGGCGGAACGGTTACAGAGTTCGATAATGAAGGTCGGGTTATCTGGTAACAGCAGAGCAACTGACAGCGCCCTCGGCGTCAGCCGTTAGCCGGCACCCAGCATCCTTCCCAACGGAAATCTGCGGAACATCGAGAAATGATAGCTTTTCTCATTATCAACCAGAGAGGGTGGGGGGAGGGGTAAAACTCTGGCGGCAATCGTAAAAAGACCGCGCCCCCAGTTTTCTTTTCAAAAACGTCCAGAAAAAAAGGAAAAAAGCGATGGCACAGCGAGGCAGAAAATCTCTTGCCGCGACGACGGCTGTGTCGCTTCCGGCTCTGGCTGAAAGCAGGCTGCAGCCCTCGTTACACCTTAGCGATCCAGAGATAAACGTTTGGATCAGACTGGTTAACGATAACCCGGCCAGCTCATTTACTGAAACACATCGCGACATGATGGAAATGTACTGTCGGCATGTGGTGCAGGCGAGACTGTTAACCACTCAGATCGAGGAGTTTGAGCTGGAATGGCTGGCTCGGGATGACGGGCTGAAGCGCTACGATAAATTGCTCACGATGCGCGAACGTGAAGTACGGTCTGCGTCTTCACTGGCAACGCGACTGCGTATCACCCGGCAGGCGACTGCTGATCCTAAAACAGTAGGACGCGCCAACAAAAATCTGCCGCGGGAGAAAAAACCCTGGGAAATTGAATAAGGCTCTTCGATGGCTAAAAAAACTCTGACAAGAGCCGAGAGGAATATCCTCTGGTGCGAAAGAAATATTTATATTCCCGAAGGTAAGTTTGTCGGCCAGCCGCTGAAAATGGCTGAGTTCATGAAGGATGACTTCAGAGCCATTTTCGACAACAAGCATGGTACACGTCGCGCAATCATCAGTCGCGGGCGAAAAAACGCCAAAACGGTGGAAACCGCCATGCTGATGTTGCTCTACCTGGTAGGGCCCGAGGCTGCACCGAACTCGCAGCTGTATTCTGCGGCACGCTCACGCGACCAGGCGGCCATTCTGTTTAACCTGGCCTCGAAGATGTGCCGGATGAACCCGGTACTAATGCAGTACGTTGCGATCAAGGATTCAGCTAAAGAAATCCACTGCCCTGAGCTGGGTTCTTATTACCGCGCACTGAGTGCCGAAGCTACCACGGCCTATGGTTTCTCGCCGCGATTTGTTGCACACGACGAACTGGGCCAGGTGCGTGGGCCGCGAGACCCGCTTTATGAAGCGCTGGAAACCGCCACCGCTGCACAGGATAACCCTATTTCGATAATCATCAGCACCCAGGCGCCCGATGCGAGCGACCTGCTTAGCCTGCTGATTGATGATGGCCTGACCGGAGCCGATCCCCGGACGGTGGTCCGGCTTCAGACCGCGCCGGAAGATATCGATCCTTTCTCTGTCGAGGCCATCAGGCTGGCAAACCCGGCCTTCGATGTGTTCATGAACCAGAAAGAAGTGCTGGATATGGCCGCCAGTGCGAAACGCCTGCCGTCTCGCCAGGCAGAGTTTGAGAACCTTGTGTTAAACCGCAGGGTTGAAGCGAAAAGCCCGTTCGTTAGCCAGAGTGTCTGGCATATGAACAAGGAGGAACCCGGCGAACTTGCGGGGGCTACCGTATGGGGCGGGCTCGATCTTTCCAGCGTGTCAGACCTGACCGCACTGGTGCTGAACACCACGCAGGGCGATGTGCACTGTAAATTCTGGCTACCGGAGGAAGGGCTGGCAGATAAGGCGCGTAACGATCGTGTGCCTTATGACATATGGGCGAAGCAGGGCTGGCTAAACACGACACCTGGTAAGGCTATCGAGTATGGATTTATCGCGAGGGAGCTGCGGCGCGTTTTTGATCTCTGTAACGTCAGGGCGCTGGCGTTTGACCGCTATAACATGCGCTTCCTTCGCCCGCATCTCATCGATGCTGGTTTCACCGATGTGGAGCTCGAACGATTCGTAGAGTTCGGTCAGGGGTTTGTTTCCATGTCGCCTGCTCTCAGGGAGCTGGAAGCCAAACTGCTCGGTGCGCAGCTGAAGCACGGCAATCATCCGATCCTCGAAATGTGCGCCAAAAACGCCACGGTAATCACTGACCCTGCCGGTAACCGCAAGTTTGTGAAAGGTAAGTCGAGCGGACGTATCGACGGCATGGTAGCGCTGGCGATGTCTATTGGCGCGCAGACCAGTGACGAGGTAGAGGAGCAGGGTGACGTTAATGATTTCATTTACAACTTTTTGAGCGTGTAAAAATGGCAGATACCGATTACAGCATTGACCTGCGGACGCGATCGCCATTCTGGGCGCGCATGGCCTCTATCCTGACCGGCGGCCGCCTGGTGACACCCGATAAGGGCTCGCAAATGGCGGGTACGTCAGCGCACGGTGTGGTTGGTGATTCTGTTGTGACTGATGAGCGTAATATGCAAATCAGTACGGTATGGGCCTGCATCAGGTTAATCTCCACCGTAACAGCATCTTTACCACTCGATGTTTATCAGACCAAAAATGATCAGCGCACGAAAGTGGACAACAGTCACCCCCTTGCGAAACTGCTGAGATTCCGTCCCAACAACTTCATGACCGCTCTTGAGTTTCGCGAAGCAATGACTATGCAGCTATGTGCCTACGGCAACGCCTATGCACATGTTGAGCGAAACGGTGTTGGTGACGTGATTAGCATGGTTCCACTGATGAGCGCCAATATGGAAGTTCGGCTCAGCGATAACGGTAAAAATATTATCTACCGCTACCGACGGGACACTGAATACGCTGACTTTTCACAGAAAGAAATTTTTCATCTCAAAGGATTTGGCTTCAATGGTCTGACTGGTCTTTCGCCGCTGGCGTTCAGTGCGAAGTCTGCTGGTGTGGCCATAGCGATGGAAGATAACCAGCGTGAATTTTTCGCCAACGGTGCGAAGTCTCCGCAGATCCTGATGACTGACGGCAAGGTGCTGACGAAAGAGCAGCGTGGGCAGCTGGAGGAAAACTTTAAGGAGATTGCTGGTGGTCCGGTCAAAAAGCGGCTTTGGATCCTTGAGAGCGGCTTCACCACGCAACCTATCGGCGTTTCGCCTCAGGATTCAGAAATTCTGGCTGCGCGTAAATTTCAGGTCGCCGAACTGGCGCGATTTTACGGCGTGCCTCCACATCTGGTCGGCGACGTGGACAAAACCACCTCCTGGGGATCGGGGATTGAACAGCAAAACCTGGGCTTTCTCCAGTATACCCTCAAACCCTACCTTGATCGGTGGGAGTACAGCATTGAGCGCTGGCTGGTCAAAGAGTCAGAACAGGGCGTCATTCACGCCGAGCATAACCTCGACGGACTGTTGCGCGGTGATTCAACAAGCCGGGCATCATTTATGCAAATCATGGTCAACACCGGGATTCGGACCGTTAACGAGGTTCGAAGGCTGGATAACCTGCCGCCGCTGCCCGGAGGTGATGTGGCGACACGGCAGTCGCAGAACGTGCCCATTACCGATCTCGGAACAAACAAAGAGCCCCGCAATGCCGGGGCTTAATTTTTATGGGGGCTATGATGCCTGACATTCAGAAGACGCTGGCTTTCGACCAGACAGAAATCAAGTTCATCGGCGACGGCAGTAAGGGAACATTTGAAGGGTATGCCTCGGTTTTTAATAACACCGACGCCGATGGCGACATTATTTTGCCAGGTGCTTTCGCTGGTGTGATTGCTAACCAGAGTCGCAAGGTGGCCATGTTCTTTAACCACCAGACACGTGCTATCCCGGTCGGTAAATGGGATGCAATGCATGAAGATGACAAGGGGCTATTTGTCCGTGGTCAACTTACTCCAGGGCTTAGCCTGGCCGAAGACCTGAAAGCTGCCATGCAGCATGGCACGGTTGAAGGGATGTCAGTGGGGTTTTCCGTTGGGCCTGATGATTACACCGTTGGCACGTCAGGGCTCATCTTCAAAAACATCTCTTACCTGCGGGAAATTAGCGTCTGTACTTTCCCGGCCAACGAGCTCGCTGGCGTAACGGCTATGAAGAGCATCGACAGTATCAAATCTATTCGCGATGCGGAGGCCTGGCTGAGGGATTCAGTCGGGCTTTCGCGTTCTGAAGCACAGGCATTTATCGCCCGTGTTAAGTCTGCAGGCCGAAGCGAGTTCGGTAGCGACGACATTGACGCGCTGGCACAGCGCATTAACTCATTTGCCGCTAACCTGCGGACACCTTAACGGAGTAACACATGTCTGAATTATCTGTACTGGAAAAAGCTATCGAAAACTCCCAAAAAGAAGTAAAGGAGCTTATCGAAGAACAGCGTAAATCCATCAACCAGACCGGTGAAATCAACAAGCAGCTGCAGATCGATCTGACGAAAGCACAGGAAGAACTGAAAGCCACCGGCACCCGCCTGTTCGATCTTGAGCAGAAACTGGCCGGAAACTCTCCTGAGCAGACTGCGCAGAAGTCATTTGCTCAGCGCGTATCTGAAGACCTGATGAAGGGCTGGGACGGCTCGCGTACCAAAGCGAAAGTCACCAGTTTTGATAAAGCGATTGGTTCCGGCGCAGCGTCGGCAGGCGCCCTGGTCCAGCCGCAGCAGCTGCCGGGTATTCTTATGCCGGGTCTTCGCCGTCTGACCGTGCGTGACTTGCTGGCACAGGGGCGTATCACCAGTAACGCGCTGGAATACGTGCGCGAAAACGTGTTTACCAACGCTGCAGCACCAGTGGCAGAAGGTACCCTCAAGCCGGAAAGTAATATTACCTTCACCAAAGAAACGGCGAACGTGAAAACTATCGCCCACTGGATCCAGGCATCGCGCCAGATCATGGATGATGCTCCGGCGCTCGAGTCTTACCTCAATTCCCGCATGATGTACGGACTGGCACTGGTGGAAGAGAACCAGATGCTGAACGGGGACGGTACCGGCGATAACCTGCAGGGGCTCAACGTAGTAGCGAATGACTACGAAACCACACTCAACGCAACCGGAGATACTGGCGCTGATGTTCTGGCACACGCCATCTATCAGGTATCGCTGAGTGAGTTCGAAGCAGACGGCATCATTCTGAACCCAGCGGACTGGCACCGTATTGCCCTGCTGAAGGACGCTAACGGCAATTACATTCTCGGTGGCCCGCAGGCGTTTGCCTCGAAAGTGCTTTGGGGGCTTCCGGTGGTGTCGACCACAGCGCAGACGGCAGGCAAATTCACCGTTGGCGCGTTTGGCCTGGCGTCGCAGGTTTGGGATCGCATGGATGCCACCATCGAGATCAGCAACCAGGACCGCGATAACTTCGTTAAAAACATGCTGACCATCCTTTGCGAAGAGCGCCTGGCGCTGGCCCACTATCGCCCGGCAGCGATTGTGACGGGTGATATTGCTGTCAGCACTGGTGCATAACAAAAGGGCGCGGCCAGCAATGGCCGCGTAAACGCGATGAAAATTAAAGCTCTCCGTATGTTCTCGCATTATCACCTTGGTACGGTATCTCAGGGGGAAATCCGCGAGGTGCATAAAGAAATCGGCGAAGTACTGGTGAAACTGCATCTGGCCGAGGCGGTTGAGCCGGAAAAGGCAACGGACTCTGGTTCTGCAGAGCCTGCAAAAGCCAAACCAGGGGGTAAAGGTGGAAATAAGCGAGGAACAGCTGGCGCAGATAAAGGCGCATCTGAAGGTTGATGGTGACGACGAAGATACGCTTATTTCTGCCTATGCGTCGGCCTCCATCGATTATGTTGAGCGGTTCTGCGACGGTGCGCTGGTCGAAACATTAACGCCGCCAGTGGAAGGGGAAACTCAGCCCCGTGAGGTTATTTTTACTTCCGGCATCTGGGCGGCAATGCTTTTGCTGATTGGACACTGGTATGCGAACCGCGAAGCGGTAGCGCAGAACCTTTCGGAAGTTCCGCTGGGTGTTGAAGCTCTTCTGATTAGGCACCGGAGGTGGAGTTAATGGGCTGCTCAGGATGTGCTAAACGGCGTGAATGGTTAAAAAAGTGGACGAAAATAGCCTATGAACGAGCAACTGGTAAATGCGCTGATAGCAGCGCTGAGAGAACAAACAGCAGCACAGCAAGAGCAGACGGAAGCGATAAACCGCCTGGCTGAGTCTAACGTCGCCCTGTCCGATGTAATTATCCAGTCGCTTGCCGGCGATCTCGATGAGGCGCCAGAGCAGCAAACCTATCTGAGCGGGAAACCCAGGGGGTGATATGCAGGCCGGAAAATTGCGTCACAGGATCACCCTGCAGGAACCGGTCAAAGAACAGAACCCGACAACGGGAGCCGTAATTAATACCTGGCGCGATGTCGCAACCCTTTGGGCCGAAGTCGCTCCTTTATCCGCACGTGAGTTTATCGCCGCCCAGGCCTCTCAGGGCGAAGTTACCACCCGGATAACGATTCGTTACCGTGAGGGTGTTACCCGCAAACATCGGATCCTGTTTCGTGGCCGCATCTACAACATTGAGGGCGTTTTACCTGATCCACGGAGCGGCAGGGAATACCTGACACTGCCTTGTTCAGAGGGGGCTAACGATGGCTGATGGCGTAGAAGTAAACCTGACCGGCCTCGATTCCGTCCTGGGGAAACTGGATGCCGTCTCACAGGTCACTCGCGATAAATCCGGTCGTGCAGCGCTGCGTAAAGCGGCAAACGTCATCAGGGACAGAGCGCGCAATAATGCCGCGCGGGTAGATGATCCTCTCACCAAAGAGGCTATCTACAAAAACATTGTGGTCAGCTTCAGCAGCAAGGCGTTTCGCAGAACCGGCGATCCAACGTTTCGTGTCGGGGTGATGGGCGGCGCCAGGCAATACGCCAATACAAAGGCCAACGTCCGAAAAGGCAGGGCGGGTAAAAGTTTTAACACTGCCGGAGATAAAGGTAATCCCGGCGGTGATACCTGGTACTGGCGATTCCTGGAGTTCGGCACAGAACATGCTGCAGCGAGGCCAATAATTAGGCCTGCACTGAATGGGGTCGATGCCGATGTGATTAACGTTTTTGCTTTGGAGCTGGAAAAGTCCATCGATCGCGCTGTACGACGGGCGGCTAAAAAAGGAACTCCGGTATGATTGCTCCAATATTTGCAGTTTGCGCAGCCAGCCAGGCAGTCAGGGATTTGTTAGGTTCTACTCCCGTGCGGCTTTATCCGTTCGGTATGCAGGACGACAATATCGTTTATCCCTACGCAGTCTGGCAAAACGTAGGTGGCTTCCCTGAAAATTATCTAAACCAGCGGCCAGATGCAGATCACTATTCTCTGCAGGTTGATGTCTATGGTGATACTGACACCGATGTGATCGCCGTTGCCCGCGCTTTGCGTGACGCAATAGAGGGCAAGGCCTATATCACCCGATGGGGTGAACAAAGCCGCGACCCTGAAACAATGCGATACCGCTATTCCTTCGATGTTGACTGGATAACGCCCAGATAACCAGCAACCCCAAACTGACCCGCCTTGTGCGGGTTTTTCTTTTATGGAGACAAAACATGTCTGTATTAACGCAAGGCACGCAGTTTTTTGTGCTCAAGTCTGGCGTGGTCAGCGAGGTTGAATGCATCACCAGTTTCAACCCCGGCGGGAACCCTGCCGATCAGATTGAAGATACCTGTCTGAGTGAACGGGATTCCAGAACCTACAAAAAGGGGCTTAAAACGCCTGCGGCCGCAACCGTCGGGCTTAACGCTGATCCGACGAACGCCAGCCACATTATGTTGCATGGCCTCGCTGAAGCGAATGACCAGACGCCGTTAACTTTTGCGGTTGGCTGGTCAGATGGAACCAGTGTCCCGACAGCCGCCGCTCCTGGCGCTGAGGATGCTGTTGATGGCCTGGTGCTGCCATCGGATCGCACCTGGTTCATTTTCCAGGGTTACGTTTCTGACTTCCCGTTTGATTTTCAGGGTAACGCTGTTGTGACGACCTCCGCCACGATCCAGCGGTCTGGCTCTTCCGTATGGGTGCCNAAGGCCGCAGCGTAATTAATATGCCCGGTTATCCGGGCTTTTCTATTCAGGAGCTGAAATGCAACTTACTCTCGATACGTTAAAAGAAACCGGTGCTTTTACCGGGCGTCCCGTGGAAAAAGAAATTAAGTGGAAAGGCCGTNACGGGAAAGAGCATATCGCAACCGTCTATGTGCGCCCGATGGGCTACCACACCACTAAAGCTGAACTGCTGGCGTACAACGGGAAATCGGACCCGATTGCTGAGCGCATTGCGGCGCATATTTGCGAACAGGACGGAGCCCCAGTGTTTACCGCGGCTGACATTCTTGGAACTGCTACCCCGGAGCGTGGGGCGCTGGACGGCCCGATCGTTATGGCCCTGCTGGCTGCAATTCATGATGTCAATGAACTGGGAAAGACTACGAGCTAACCGGCGAGGATGAATTCTGGTGCGAACTGGTGATGAACGGCATCGGCGGCCGCACCATCGCAGAGGCTCAGGAGCGGATGAGTCGCAGGGAATTTCTGGTTTGGCTCAAGTACCGTGAGAAGTACGGACCGCTCAATATCATGATGCGTACCGAGTGGGGGGCTTCGCTGGTGGCTTCTGTCCTGGCTAACATCAATAAGGCAAAAAACACGCCGCCGTTCAAGGTAAGTGACTTTGCACCGCACATCAACGAAGCGCCATTATCTCTGGAAGAAGCTATGAAAAGTTGGCATTGATATCATTTATTTGGTTATATTCTCTCTGGGATGATTATATTGATACCGAGGGGATTATGATAAAGAAAGCAGCTGTTGTTTTTACTGTAATGCTTTTAGGTGGCTGCGTTAGTGCGCCAGATAAGGCGGAGCTAAGCCGCGCCGATTATGGGAAGTTACCTGATAATTATCAGGAAATAATTAAAAATAGTATGTCGGCGCGCCTTAAGGACCCTTATTCTGCACGATATGATTTCAATGAACCTTTCAAAGGCTGGTGCAAATCAGGATTTACAACTTATTACGGATGGTTAGTTCCTTTTACTCTTAACGCTAAAAACAGTTATGGCGGTTATGTTGGTAATAAGTCTTATCTGTATCTTGTTAATCAAAATAGCGCCACTGACTATACTGCATCCTTCCAAATCGGAGGGTGCGGTAAAAGTTAAATTAGATAAATCATAAAATAAACCTCGCTCCTGCGGGGTTTTTTATTGCCTGGAGAAAATTCAATGGCTGGCAAGTCCCTTGGTACGTTAACAATCGACCTGATCGCAAAAGTGGGTGGATTTGTTCAGGGTATGGACAAAGCCGAAAGATCTTCTCAAAAGTGGCGCGACCAGGTAAAAAAGGATGCTAAAGAGGTAAGCTCTTCAATCATTTCTGTGGGTGCTGCGGCGGCTACAGCAGCTGTTGGCATTGGTGCTGCTGGGTTAGCCATTGTTAAAAATACTGCACAGCAGGTTACAGAAGCTGATCGTTGGGCAAAATCTCTTAAAATGTCCACCCAGGATTTGTTATCGTGGCAATACGCTGCTGAACAAGCCGGTTTAACCGGTGACAACATAGCCGATATTTTCAAAGACATTAATGATAAGGTCGGCGATGCGGTCCTGAATAAATCAGGTGAGGCTGCTCAGGCGCTGGATACTTTGGGGCTTTCAGCTCAGAAGCTGGCTCAGCAATCCCCAGATAAGCAGCTGATGGCAATCAGTGAAGCATTACAGAAAATCCCCACTCAGGCCGGGAAAACAAATATTCTCGAAAGTCTGGGTAATGATCTGTCAAAAATGCTGCCGTTGTTTGATAACAACAACGAAAAGCTGAAACAGTTTATCCAGTTATCAAAAGATTTTGGTGTCGCTCCACCGCAAGAAGATATTGATAACCTTGTTAAGGTTAATCAGTTCTTTCAGGACATAGAGACTAGCGCCCGCGGCCTTAAAATGGAAATTGCTTCGGGGCTGGCTAAGATTGACCTTACACCATTGCAGGATGGGCTTGATGATATTCGTGACGTCTTCACCGATCCTGCTGTTCTTCAGGGGCTATCAGACCTAGTTGGTGAAGCCATAAGCCTTGCCGGGGTTGTGGGGCGTATTGCTGGTGGCTTGGGGGCCATTGCTACTTATACCCGCTCTCGTATCGGTGCTGTATCTGGTAATTATAACGCTGCTGATGAAAGTGATATTGCACAGCGCATTGCATTCCTTAACAAACGAGGGAATCAAAGTAAGGAACAAAAAGACGAATTAGACTTTTTAACTAAACGTCTTCAATTTCTTCGCGCGATAAAGTCAAGCATGACTCCGGAGCAGGTAGATAGAGGAGCGAAAGGGCTCACCTCTCTACTTTCTGATCTTGGCATTGACACTTCTAAAGATAATGATTTTTCGTTGGGCAAAGGGGAGTCTAACCAGAACCAGCCAAAAACAAAACCAAAAAGCAATCCTACTGACAATGCTTTCAAAAATAGACTGCTTGATTTACAAAAGCAAGCCGCCCTGATTGAAACGACTGGTAAAAAAACAGCCGAAGTTACCGAGCTTGAAAAGATAAACTTCGATATTTCCAGTGGGAATCTTAAAAAATTAGCAGAAGCACAAAAAGAGCAATTGAGAGATGCAGCGAGAGTTCTCGATTCCAAAAAAGAAGAACTTCGGATAAACAAAGAAAATGCAAAGTTAGCTGAATTTGCATCAAATCTTGAACGCCAAAATAAGTTAATTAGACAGGGGCATGAAAGTGAGTTTGTTGGTCGTTATTCGGGCTCAAGAGAAAGAGGTAGGGCGCAAGAGTTAAATAGCATTCAGTTAGACTTTGAATCACAAAAAGAGGATTTATTAAAGCAGTATCAATCTGGTGATATAACTAAGAGTTTGTATGATTCTGAAACATCAGCTTTGCAGGATGCTCTAAATCAAAGGCTTGAAATTCAGAAGGATTACTATAAGCAGCAGGATGAGATGCGTGGTGATTATAACGCTGGGTTTATATCTGGGTTTGCTGAACAAGCAACTGCCGCAATGGATTTGTATTCCACCATGCAACAGGTTGGTGCGCAAACATTTAGCAGCATGACCGATATGATCGTTCAATGGGCCGAAACAGGTAAATTAAATGCTCAAGATTTTGCAGCAACGTTTATTCAATCTGTAGGAACTGCGCTATTGCAATATGCAGCAGCGCAAGTCGCCATGGCTGCATTGAATGCTTTCACCCAATGGATAGGGGTTCCTTATGTTGGTCCTGCTGTTGCACCTGCACAAGCAATAGCTGCGGCAGCTGCTGCTGGCGTGTTCATGACTGCTATCGGATCGGCGCTTCATGGCCAGGCTCACGACGGTATCGACTCTGTGCCCGAAACTGGAACCTGGCTCCTGCAGAAAGGTGAACGCGTTACGACTGCTAAAACCAGCGCCAAACTTGATGCCACTCTGGATCGAGTAGCAAACCAGTCAACAGGGGGCGGCGCGATTTATTCGCCCACAATCAATATCCCCATCAATGGTAACCCTTCCGATGCAACTTTGGCGCTGGTCCGTAAAGCTGCAGATGAGGGGGCAGAAAGGGGATACCGGAAGGCGGTTAATTCAGTCGCAAGCGGTCAGGGTGATTTGCATAAGGCCTTGATGGGGAAAACTACCTCGGGGAGGAAAATTAGCTAATGGCTATCACCACAACGCTTTATTACCCCTCCGCTTACCTGCCTGGACCGCTTAAAGAGAGTTTTGGTTTAACTCCTGTATCTCCTCTGAAACGGACTCAGATGGTAACTGGCCGGGCACGGCAGCGGCGTGCTTACACCTCGACACCAACCCAAACAGATCTGGCCTGGATTTTTTCTGACGCCCAGGCGCAGGCTTTTGAGGCGTGGTTTCGGGATGAGTTATCAGATGGGGCGGCGTGGTTCAACATACCGTTATTAACGCCTGTAGGGCTGAAAAATTACGTGTGTCGTTTCACGGATATTTATAAAGGCCCCACGCCAGAAGGCGGATTTTACTGGAGATATACCGCGCCAGTAGAACTCTGGGAGCGCCCATTGCCGCCGTCTGGATGGGGGCATTACCCGGAATGGATCGTCGGCAGCTCACTGCTGGATATTGCGCTGAATAAGGAGTGGCCGAAGCATGACTCAGATTAAACGCCTTTACGCCAGCAGCGGCCCGGAGCTGATCATTGAGACGCTGCAGATCACCATTGGTTCTGACGTCCATTATCTGTGCCAGGGCTACGAGGGTATTACGGCAACGACGGAGAACGGCGATACCGTAACGTTTACCGCCTGTGCGATAGACATTGCTCTGCCGGCGCGCAATGCGGACGGCACGCAGGACCTCAAATTTGCCCTGTGCAATATCGACGGTGTTGTGTCCACGGCGATCCGCAATGCCCTGGCTAACAGATTGCCTGCATCGCTGACGTACCGGCGTTATATCTCCACGGATTTAGCGGCCCCTGCGGAAGTGCCGTATACGCTGAAAATCAAGTCTGGTTACTGGACGGCGACAGAGGCGCAGATTACCGCGGGTTATATGAATATCCTTGATACCGCCTGGCCACGTTACCGCTACACGCTTCCTGTATTCCCCGGACTGCGTTACATGAGTTGAGGCTTCCCTATGTTTGAACCTGATAAATACTTTTCGGTCACCTGGCTGAAGGGCGGCCGTACTTTTCCCAAATTTGACTGTTTCGGCATTGTGAACGAGATACGCCGCGATCTTAATTTGCCCGTCTGGCCCGATTTTGCAGGGGTCACCAAAGACGACGGCGGCCTCGACCGGGAAGCGCGCAGGATGATGCTTACCCTTGAGCGCTGTGAGCCCTGCGAAGGGGCCGGGGTGGCCTGTTATTCCGGATCAGCCGTCACCCATGTGGGGATCGTTGTCAGTATCGGTGGCCTGCTGCATGTGGCGGAATGCAATCCGGGAACGAACGTCACCTTTCTGCCGTTGCCGCGGTTTAAGCGCCGATTTGTCAAAGTGGAGTTCTGGCAATGACCATTCGTTTTTATCCGTCCCGGCTTCCCGGAGAACCACTCGAAACGCATGAGCATGGTGTAACCAGTATTCGCAACTGGCTGGTGGCAAATGTTGAAGGCTACGAGGATCGGGATGTCCCACCGCTGACCGTTGAGGTTGAGGGGCAGTCAATTCCGCCAGGCGAATGGGCTATTTTCGTGATCCACCCTGATAGTGATGTCCGGCTTTATCCGGTGCCTTTCGGGCTTGAGACCGCGACAATTGCCTGGATAGGAGTGGGCATTGCCGTCGCATCTGCGGCTTATTCATTGTTCATGATGAGCAACATCGATACGGGCGGCTATACCTCATCCACAGGGCGGAGTCTCGACCTGAACCCGGCAAAGGCAAATACGGCAAAACTGGGTGATGCCATTCGTGAGGTGTTTGGCCGGGTGCGTATCTACCCTGATTATGTGGTGCAGCCGGTTACCCGGTTTGATGCCGCCGATCCTACGAAAATGCGCGTCCAGATGCTGCTGTGTCTCGGTGTCGGTGATCTGATTTATACCAATGGCGATATCCGGGTTGGCAGTACGCCAGCTTCAACGCTACCGGGATTCAGCAGCACCCATTACCCGCCAGGCGCGGACGTTTCCGGTGATGAGCGCAGCGAAAACTGGGTCAATTCCACCGAAGTGGGCGGGACGTCATCCGGCACCGGGCTGGATATGGCCCAGACGTCGCCGGACGCAGACGACATTATCGCAGACAGTATGACCGTATCCGGTTCGAGCGTAACGTTTACCGGGCTGGATACGGATGATGATGACGATAATGACGAGAACGATAACGCGCTGCCGCCCAGCTGGGTCGCTGGCGCCGTGGTCGAACTTAAAGCCCCGGCGAACTACCAGATCACTTCGGCGGCCGGATACAGCGTTATCGCCAGCCCGCTACTGACGGAGATCGCGCCGGTGGTTGGTATGCCGGTGACGCTGGGGTTTAACTCTGTCGATTACGATCTGTTTATCGCGTCATATACCCCCGGTCAGGCTGCAGTGCCCGGCACCGGGGGGAGTGCGGCAAAACTCCAGGCCAGTGCGGCCCCGACCACCTACGACTTTTCGACCAGCTCCAGCACGTTCACGATCACCTGGCAGGGGATTACCTACCCGGTGTCGCTGGTGGCTAACTATGTCTCGATGTCGGGACTGCTGGCGGCCATCACCGAGGGACTCACCGGCTCCGGCCTGGTTGCGCAGGACAACGGCGGCACCGTACTAATAACTGAGGCGGCCAGTCCGTTCGCGGGTGGGGCGATCACGTCCTCTTCACTGCCTGCAGCTGTTTTCGGTGATGCCCCGGTTTACACCTCCGGCACGGCATCAACCGGCGGCAGCCCGGCGGTAACGGCGAATGTGACACTCGCCTATAACTCTGCCACGGGAACGGCCTTTTCCGGCATGCCGGAGGGGGTGCAACGGCTTTCACTTGCTCACCGCGGGAATGAGTACCGCATTGTCTCAGCCGACGGCACGACGGCGACGGTGGCACGCCTGGTTAACGGTGCCGTTGATGAGTCATGGCCGGGTTTCACCGCCAGGACGATGATCGACTATGAGGCTACTGGTCTTAACGACACGCTGAGCTGGCTGGGACCATTCCTGGTTTGCCCTGAAAATGAGACCGTCGATATGTTCGAGGTGAATTTCTCCTTCCCGAACGGCATCTGTGGCTTTGACAGCAAGGGGAAAAAGCGGCTTCGGCATGTTGAGTGGGAGATTCAGTATCGCGTCTACGGTTCCGGATCGGGGTGGGTGAGTCACCAGGGCGAGTATGCGCTTAAAAACGTCAACGGGCTGGGATTCACTGAGCGGATCACCCTCAGCTCACCAGGGCTGGTAGAGGTTCGCTGCCGTCGGCGCAATGAGCAGGGCTCAAACAACGCGCGGGACAGTATGTACTGGCAGGCGCTGCGCGGGCGACTGCTGACGCGCCCTTCATCCTATCCCGGCGTGTCGCTGATGGCGGTGACCGTTGAGACGGGCGGGAAGCTGGCGGCGCAGTCAGACCGTCGCGTTAACGTTGTGGCCACGCGCGCCTATGACTCAGGAACGGCCAGAACCATTTCGGGGGCGCTGCTGCATGTCGGGAACTCGCTTGGGCTGGAGATGGATGCCGACACCATCAACGCGCTGGAGTCTGCGTACTGGACGCCACGGGGAGAGTATTTCGATTTCGCTACCGGCGACAGTATCTCAGCGCTGGAAATGCTGCAGAAGATAGCCAATGCTGGCAAGTCCCGCTTCCTGTTAAGCGATGGCCTGGCGACGGTCAACCGTGAGGGGATTAAGCCATGGACCGGTGTGATCACTCCGCATGAGATGGTGGAGGAGCTGCAGAGCGGATTTACCGTGCCCTCAGATGATGATTTTGATGGTGTCGACGTGACGTACATCAACGGGACTACCTGGGCAGAGGAGACCGTTAAATGCCGGACGCCTGATAATCCCACACCGGTGAAAATCGAGAACTACAAACTCGATGGGGTACTGAATCAGGATCACGCCTACCAAATCGGAATGCGTCGCCTGATGAAATATCTGCAGCAGCGGGTGACGTTCCAGACCACTACCGAGCTGGACGCGCTGTGCTACAACACTGGCGATCGCATTGTGCTGACGGATGATATTCCGGGTAACAACACGATTTCCTGTCTGGTGGAGGCGATGACAACGGCTGGTGGCGTGACAACGTTCACCGTCACGGAGCCGCTGGACTGGTCTTACGAAAATCCCCGCGCGCTGATCCGCTATCAGGATGGCTCTGCATCCGGGCTGATGGTGGCAAGCAGGGTGGATGATTTTCAGCTGTCAGTCCCGCACCTGAGCGAGTTTGATGATCCGATGAAGGTTGACCTGTCGTCGGCAACCATTGAGCCGATCCGCCTGGTGTTCTGCGGCTCAACGCGCCATGTCTACGACGCCATTGTAGAGGAGATCGCTCCGCAGTCAGACGGAACCTGTCAGGTCACCGCTAAAGAATACCTCGAATCGTTCTATGCCTACGACGACGCTACATACCCCGGCGACGTCGCGTAATACCCCATAACACCCCCTAATTAACTCTTTTCGCTCAAACCCTCGTTTGGGCGAACGCCTTTTTTTTGGAGCAAAAAACATGGCCTTTAACCCGGAGCTGGGGAGCACGTCTCCCGCTGTGCTGCTCGATAATGCCGAGCGTCTGGATAAGCTGGTCAATGGGCCCGAGCTGACTGAGCCGGATCGCGCTGGCGTTGAGCTGGATACCTGGCGCGGAATGATGGCGAAAAATGATCAGGTTACTGAAGACGCCCGCAAAAGTATTACTGCGCTGGGATTACCCTATTCGACACTATCGGAAGCACAGGCAGCCGTGAACAATGGTCAGATACCGGTGAACTCAGTTTGCTATGTCCGCAGCACTGACGACGCAGTAGCAATTGAGTATTTAAATGAAGCCGGAACACTGGTACCCACCGGGAATGTGTTGCCCTCAGAAGAAACCATCGACAAAAAGCTCAATCAGCGACTCGTCCCGGGTCAATACCTGTCGACATGGTTTCCTGTTTTTTTCGATCGAAACAGAAATGTTTACGCGTGGTTTGATGGTGGACGTTGGGACGTTGCTGATTTTGGCGCTAATGCGCGAACAATCATTGAATCAGTACCTAACGCCTGGGCACAAAAGTTTCTCCCCCAGGGAGACTACTCTCCAAATTACTTTCCGTTTGTTCACGACAGAAATGGAAATGTTTATGCATGGTTCCATAACGGTATGTATGACGGTTATGGATTTGGGCCAAATATTGAAAAATATATCTTAAATCTTGTCGGTGAGGCTTCTGCACAATCAGACAGTTCATTTATTGAAGGAGACCAGTATAAGTTCAACTTTAAAAAAGGTCGTGTTTTCAGTGGGCAGGCAGCGAGTGTTAACACTGCATTTTTTGGTGACTCATGGAACGAAAAAAACACGATTCCACAATCATTAATTAATGTTCTGGGAGGAATATTTAAAGACCCAGCCTGGATAAGTTGCTCTAACCGCGCTGATGGTGTCATGGCTGGCATATCGCCTGTCGTTGCAACAAACTTTACGAAATATGATGGAGGGAGTAATAACACGAACCCGCCACCGTATGGATGCGGACCTGATGGGAATGGGTATTACAATAACAATACTGTTGGGTCTCTGGCCTGGACCGGTATTACAGCAACCGATCTTTCAGTTTTCTATTATGATGGTTCCGGTTCGTTTACCATCACAATTGATGGCGGCACACCTGTAACAGTCAATGGTGCGAACACCGGAGCAGCTAAAAAGCACGATATCAGTGGGCTATCCGCAACAGCCCATAGCGTAACGATTCAGAGCGTGGGAAGTGGGGTTGTATCCATTTTGGGGATGTATGGAAAGAACAGCGCTGTGCGTTCCGGCGTAACGGTTTCAAGGATGGGGAATGGCGGGGCTATAGGAAGTGATTTCTTTAATTTTTCTGAGTGGATCAAACCTGTTGCACAGTATCTCGATATTGATTTGTTGTTTGTCATCCTTGGTACAAACGATTTCAGGTTAAGCAAGGGGACAACGCAATATAGAAATGGACTGGTGGAAATAATTACAAAGTTTCGGGAAGCTACGCCCGGTATCTGTATTTGCCTGGTGTCACCGGGTCACTGTAATGCAACTGGTACTCCAGCTCTGTCAGAGTACGATGCTGTCATGCGTGAACTGGCTGTTGAGTATAACGTCAACTTCATTAGTGGATATCAGCTATTCCCGAAAACGTACGATAACAGCAATGGAGCCTGGGAGGATGGTTTGCACCTGAGCTCTCTTGGCGCATATATATTGACAAATAAAATCAAAAAAGAATTTTTTCAGGAGTAATTATGCCTATTACAGCCATTTTACTTGATATGAACGGTCCCGTCATACCGGGGATGAAAACCCTTGATGACTTTACTATCTCAAACTGGTTCGTCGGGCTCCCGGAGGTCAGTGCCACACCGTTCGCGGGTTATTATTTTGGAGAGCCAGCGCCAGATATCACTTATAACTCCTATAATAAAAACGCTCCGGCCGTCATCAATGGTTCTCTGAATAATGCTGACGGTTATATCTCTGTTAACAATACTGACTATCTGGATACAAGCCAAAAAGCACCTTTGACGCTGACAATCTGTGGTGTGGCTAAACGGAATGCCGGAGGGGCTTCACTAAACGCCCATATGCTCGCAGATTTTTCAGGTAGCGGTTCAACAGCGAGTGGCTTTTCAATTGGCTTCACGAACGGGACCGGGAATCTCTTTTGTGTAGGCCAGAATAATGGTCAGTCCTCGGCCGGGTATGCCTATGCAGCATTCCCGGCATCAATTGCCGTAGGTGATCTGTTCGCGTTTGCTGCCTCGATAACCCAGGGGACGGTAACCGTTGATATTTACAACCCGCAGACCGGGGCACTGATATCATCATCAGCTGCTTTCTCTGGTACCCGAGTGGCCGGAACAAATAATGTCCTGCTGGGGAGGAAAACTGATAACAACAACGAAACAACGACCAAGTATATCAAGTCGGTTTTGTTGATGGAGGGCGTGCTTACTTCAGCAGAGAAGGTTTCTGTTTCGCAGTTCTTATTGTCGATGGAGTAAAACGAATCCCCCGGATGGGCCTCCGGGGGATTTTTCTACAGTACAACGCCTACGGCGTTTGCCCAGGCAGTCCACTGAGTGGCGGCTTTTGTAATTTCATCATCTGTCAACGCAACAGTGTGTAAAGCAGAAAATCGGTGAATCCCTGCGTTCGTTAGATCAGCCTGGTAACTACCGCCGATACGCAGTTTTGCTCCCAAATCCGCCGGGTCGCCCATATCTGTTGTTTTCTCTGCTGACAGAGCTTTGTTCAGGATTTGAAAGTCCATTTTTTGTCCCGATTTAAAGCGCACGCACAGCAAATAGTTTGTGTTTGTCAGCAGCCCGCCGATCCCGACTGTGCGCTGCGTCGATACGCCCCCATTTATAGTGTTAACAGAAAAATTTAACGTCATATTTGTCGAGCCAGGCTGCGTTCTGAGCACTACGCCCAGCGTTGTGCCTGAGCCTGACTGCCTCGGGCCGTTAAAATTGCTGAGCAACAGAATCTGTGAAAGGGTCGGACAGTTGAAGATTGTGAAAAATGTGAAATCAGCAGATTGCAGAATGCCTGTATCCAGCAATGTTCCGGCAGGAGTAAACTGGACGCCATTTTCCTGCACAACAGGCGAACCCAGTACCGTTGCAGCTGCGCCACCGGGTGCGAGGTTCCGACCGGTTTTATCTGCCTCTCCATAAAAATTCAAATATTTCAGGCCACGGCGAATGAGCGGGTCAAAACCCAGGCCTTTATCACCAAAATAACCCGGAACAGTAATGCGTGAACCCATAATTTATTTCCTCAGTTAGATAATGATTGCCTGGCGGCGGAATGCCACGCAGGGGTTATTCAGTGGGTATGGACGGTTTACCAGCTCTGGAATATTTGATTCCGGATATTGCCCTGTCCCTTCATGAAATTCGTAATTCGCAACAGCGACCGTTGTGTCGCTGTCAAACAGATTTCCGTTACCGTTACTTCCGGTCTGGCTGGCGTACCATAGATAAACATCGCCGGTCGTTTCACGCCCCAGCGTAATATCAACTACGGTATCGGCTACAATGTCGACCCGCGTCACCGGAACGTCCCCGGCGTCGTCAGTGACTCTGAATCCTTTTGCGGCATACGTCGTCGGAGATGAACCCACGTAGCACGCTCGAAACTGAAGCGGCGGGCTCCACACCAGGAAATCCGCACGCAGGAATGTTCCGCT